ATAAAAAAGTTGGAGGTCATGCTTACGGTAGGCGTAATCTTCAAATGTCAAACACCGCTGAAGAAGGTGAGCTCTGTATTTATACAGGTCATTCACTTGGTAGATTCTCTAACCACTCAATGCGTTATGACAGCCATCAAGCTTGTTGTAGATGTGTGGCTGCTGCTCGTGAGGGTCGAATGTCGTTTGATATAGATCGACTACTTAAGAAAGAACGCAAACGCGCATTAAAGTTTTGGTCTCAAGTTGATATCGGTGATCCAGATGAATGCTGGATGTGGAACGGTACGATTAATAAACGTACCAAGCAGCCTCAGTTTTCCTGGAGACGTCATGGTATCTCTAGTTCTACACAACATCACCCTCAACGTATTGCCATGTGGTACTCATGGGGAGATTTAGGATTCACTGGTGTCAAAACAACATGTGGCGAAAAATATTGTTGCAATCCCTTCCATCTAATCCCGCAGCATGTCGGTGTATTTGTTGATCAAGATAGCTACATGGAGTCATTTGAATTAGCTTGTCAGCTTCATACGCTCAAACAACAAGTAGGAGAATATATGATTGAAGAAGCTCTTAAACAGCAAGAACTTATAGATCAATCTGATGAGATTGATTCTCGTGCTGATTTGTTGCTCAATCCAGATACAGGGTTTGCTGAACGATTCGATGCTGTAATGACTGACATGCTTGCCGGTCGTCACATTAGCCAAACAGAGCCAACTGAGCCTGGATTATTTCGTCAGCCTTCTGAAAATGAAGACACTGATGATGAATTCTAATCCCACACTAAGTATTAATAACGCTTATCCTAAACAAAGAGTCATTAAATTATGTCTAGACGCACAGATCTACTTCAAGCACTTGTTCAGTCCGATAAATTCGGTGAAGAAAAAAAGCAGGAGCAGCAATTCCTTGTTGCTACTGCCGAACTAATTCTTTATGACTTAGTAAACATTGCAATCTCAGGTGTTGAAAAGAATGGTGCCGGTTCATTGGTTATCAATTTACAAAATGACTCCACGACATTTATGTCTGGTCACTCAATTGAATTTGATATTAAAACAGCCGAGCGCGAAGAAGATGCTGACATCCTTAAGTTCCTACGTGGGCTCATGGAAGAGATTGATGAAAATGACTGGAGCAAAAATGTTTTAATTACGTTGATTAGTGATGCTGGAACAAGAACATTTGCTGTCGAAGCAGGAGGGAGCCAAGAAAGCCTCCGAGCGCTTGCAGCAGAATTTAGCGGATAAGCTTAAGTCTCAAGGACTCAAACTGCCTCTCTACCCTACGCCTCAAATTATTGAACGAGCAAGGTCTGTCATGGGTGGTATCGACTTTGATCCCACCTCAGATCCTGTTCAACAGGTTTTGGTTAATGCTACGTCCGTACCATCTATAGAAATCAATCCTTTACAAGAGCACTGGCATGGAAATGTCTGGGTCTCTCCTAAAGGAGCTGTTCGAAACTCCCGTATCTGGTTTAACAAAACCATAAATGAATATCGTAACGGTCATATCAATAGCTTCGTATTTTTTACTAGTGCATCTGAGTTAGTCAGAGCTTCGCCTGTTATTTGGGATTATCCTGTTTGCATTCCATTTAAACGTATTAAACAACTTAAAGCTACTACTAATGGCTTTGAACCAGTCTGTCCATCGACTTGGAATGCAATTGTATATGGACCTCCTCTAGAAGAATTAATATCTTCTATCGACAAAGTATCCTTGTTCTATAACACTTTTCGAGATATCGGACGCATTATTTACAATGAGTTTGCTGGCGACAACTGGAAAAAAGACCTTGAATACTATGACGATCAACGAGGACAGTTGTAATGAGTAAGCATATAGATAAAAGCTATCTGTACTCATTACCATCTGGTGCGTGTGTTCATCCTTGTCGCTTGATTCACAAAGATGGTACTTTAATGTGGAAGCATGCCTTGCTCTCTAATCAACGTACTCTTCACCTTCCAATTGATGAATGTCATGAGCAACACATTATTAAAACAGCTCAACGTTTAGAAGAGCTAAACAGTTGGTGTTCCCAAGACTTAGAACCATGGCAATCTTTTATACCTTATGCTTGGTACTCTCCTTCTGATACTGATTTGAAAGAAGGTATCTGTGTGTACTTCACACATTCTGTATATAGCAATGACAGCATCTTTGATCTACTCATGCCTCATATTCAAGAACATGAGACTTTAGAGCAGCGTGATAACTTATTATTCTTTAGGCGCTGTTAATCCTGACGCATAGTTTGGGTAGCACTCTATATATGCATCCATTGGTATCACTATATAGTCAGCCGTTAAATGCCCATCTAAGTAGTTAACTGTCATCCAACCTGGCTGTTTTTCTACAGCGCCTGTAATTGTATAGCCAGCAAGAATGCTGCAAAAAATTAAGGGTGTCATTCGTTCTCCTGTAAATGATTAATCAACCGTGTTAAATACCAGTTAGCTTTCGATGCATCCTGTGGTGCATTGCCTTTCAGCCATAAACGCAGTAGATACTTCAACGCTTGAGCTTGAAGCATCCCTGCTTTGACATCAGGTGCATCTTGAATTGCTTCTTCAATGATATCGATTGCTTCCTGTGTGCCACGTGTGTAATGAGACGGACTATTGACCATATCATTCTGTGTCTCTGGATGATAGAAAATACCATCGTTATCTACTGGTCCTACTTGAGGCTTAACCCTGTCATACCCTTCTACAATTCTTAGCCACCGCTTGCCATCTTTGAGATCTGCCTGATTGTACAGATTCATCTTTGGAAACATCCAATCATCTGATGTCTTTTTTGTCTCTTTATCAATTGACTCAAACAAGTCGTCCTTGTTCCACTCATCGAATGCTTCATACTCTTTCTTAAATTTGTCGTAATCCATGTATCGCATTCTTATATTTCACTACCTAATATAGAAGAGATTAATTGTATATGAGAGATATGCCTGCACCACAAGGTGACCCCTGTTTTATCAAAGATAAAGACCGATACTTTATGAGTATTGCTACCGCAATCGCCCGTGGCTCAACGCATCCTACTGTTCCAGGTGGTTGTGTATTGATCCGTGATCGAGAAATTATTGGTGATGGTAGATCAGTTCTCTGCACCTCAAAAGTAGAAATTGATTGTATTACCTATGCCATTGCCACTTGCGCTAAACGGGGCACTCCTACATCAGGAGCAGCTATCTATTCCACTCGCTATCCATTCGCTGCATCTGTATTTCAAGCACACCTCATGGGTATACGACGCTTTGTAGTTGCCGCAACTCAATGGGAGCCCTACTATAAAGATGAGTTCAGACGTGCTGCACGTTTGGCAAGAGAGTTGTCTATAGCTATTGAGCCGTTTCATGATAATCCAGACCCACGCTTCACAGAAAACCCACACGAACTAGATGAGTTCGACCCTATAGAAAAAACACTACTCGATAATGACTGAACTTTTATTTGATATTGAGAGCACCGGACTGCTTCGCCGTGGCTCTACTATTCACTGCATTGTTATGCGTGATATGGATACAGTAGAGGAACCATTAGTCTTTGACTACAAGCCTGAGCGTGCTGTTATTCAGGGCGTCAAACAGCTTGAGAATGCTGATGTACTCATAGGCCATAACATTATTAACTATGACATCCCGTTACTCAAAGAGCAGTTTTCAGACTTTACCTTTAGAGGTGAGGTCCTTGATACTCTTGTTCTCTCCCGTCTTTTTTATCCCCATATTGCTGACCGTGATTTTCAAAGACGTCCTCAAGGCATGCCACAAAGGCTATACGGAAGACACAGTCTCGAAGCCTGGGGACATCGACTAAAGTGTTTTAAGGGTGACTTCGGTAAGCACGAAGCTGCTTGGGATAAGTACACACCAGAAATGTTGGATTACTGTATCCAAGACACGATGGTAACTGTCAAATTATATGAACTACTCAAACGGAGAATGAACGATGCCTAAGAAAAATGATCCACTAACCGTTACTGAAGTACAAGAAGCAACTGATGAATTCTTTCCACTATTTGATATCGTTAATGCTGCTATGCAACGTCGCAATGGTTCGGTTGAAGATACGTTAAAAGTCATGGAGTCTGTAGCTAAGCTTGGACACAAGCGACGCGCTGATAAAGCAGACGAAGAAAAGAAACTGAAGTTTGGATTCAACAAATCAAAGGATGGTGAAAATGCGGATACCTGATTGCGTCTCACTTGAAATGACTATGGCCACACTGATGGCTCAACAAGAAGCCAGTGGTTTCAAGTTTGATATGGATGCTGCTGAACGTGTCAGAGAAAATCTCGCATGTGAGGCTAAAAACATTGAAGAAAAAATTCGGGCTACATATAACTACTACCCTGGCAAGGTCTTCACACCAAAGCGCACGTCAGCAAAAACTGGCTACGTAGCAGGTGCACCAATGACTAAGCTTGTGGACTTCAATCCCACAAGCAGACTGCACATTCACTGGGCACTAACGACATTTCGTGGTGCTCGGTTCACCAAAGTGACTGACAGTGGTAAGCCTAAAGTCGATGAAGCAACACTATCTGAAGTTAGAGACCTAGCACTTGCTGCTGGAAATCAACAACTACACGACGAATCCGACATGTTCATTCGTCTGTTGACCTTACAGAAACACATGGGTCAGCTCAGCGAAGGTGCTAACTCCTGGTTCAACTCTATTGAAGACGACGGTTGCATCCATCACAGCTGCAGCCTTGCTACGCAGACAGGACGCAACGCTCACCGTGGCCCGAATCTTGGGCAAGTTGTATCTGCGCCATGGGCTAGGGAATTGTTTGTACCTTTCCCCGGTCATGTGATGGTTGGCGCTGACTTAGAAGGCATCGAGCTTCGGGCGCTCGGGCACTACCTCTCCGTCTTTGATGAGGGCGAATTTGCCGAAGTCGTCTGCAACGGTGACATCCACCAGCAGAATGCTGACCGTGTTGGCTGCACAAGGCCTCAGGTCAAGTCCCTAACTTACGCCTTTATCTATGGAGCGGGTGACCAGAAGCTAGGCCACGTCTTGCACCCTGAGTACTCTGATGCACAGAAGAAAGCACTTGGCAGTGACCTGCGACGTAAGTTCCTTGATGCAATCCCTGGACTAGAGCCACTGATCAATGCTGTCAAGCTCAAGGTGCGTGAAACTGGCAAGCTCAAAGGCTTAGATCGTCGTCCTATTTTCTGTGACGGAGAACATAAAAGTTTAAACTTTTTGCTTCAAAGCTGTGGGGCAATCCTGAGTAAGCGTTGGTGCGTCATCTCTCAAGAGCTGCTTGATAACGCAGGGCTTACGTACAACAAGGATTACACCCGCTGTGCTTACGTGCACGATGAGCAGCAGTTTTCTGTACTACCATCAGAAGCTGACCGTGTTGCACGTTTACTAGTCGAAGCTGCACCACTCGCTGGTCAGTACTACAAATTCCGCGTACCAATTACTGCTGCCTCAGACCAAGGTTCTAACTGGGCAGCTACCCACTAAATATAATTTAGTTGCTAGAATCAATTTGCCCGTAGAAGAACGTCGTCAGGGCATTTGGTTGCAGTAATTTTTGACGTTTCTTGCTGTGTAATTACCGCTCCTGCATTCGTGGGGGCGTCCCTTTAGCTGTTCATTTAACTATAACTTTTAGTAATTAGATAAACTGGTAGGCATGGAACAAACAGAGATTACATTTACAATGAATGAGCGCTCAGTTAGAGCGTTGCATTCAGCTGTAGTCTTTACTTTAGAGAAGTGGGCAGGGCAAGGTGATATGGACCAAGAGTGTTTACTTGATATCAAACCTGCTTTGCAAGGCTGTGTGTTTGAGTTTGACTTTAATCGTTAAAATAAGATCATATAGTTGTAGCTTTTATGTCAAAGTTTCCTGAATTTAAAGAGTTTTATGGTCCCGGTGGGGATCCAGATAATAGTTTAAATTCTCCTGAAGCACGTTTAAATTCTCCTGAAGCACGAAGAAGAATGAGTGCTGTCCGTAATTGGGCAGGAGAGCAGGCCTTATATGCCGGTGTTGGCGGAATGGGTTTTGGTGGTGCAAAAATATTTAATAGTACTAGAAACAATTCTGACTTTACAGATTCGTTTGATCGTCTCGATTTTACTAAAGACATCTCTGGTTTAGATCCAGAATTAAGAGCTGACTATGTTAAAAACGGTCGTTACTTTAATCCAGCAGCCAGGTTACCGTTCAAAGGAACTGAGTTTATCCCACCTGACACAAGTCAACGTGGAGGCTATCTAACAAATCTACGCAATTCAGATGGCTTAGAATCTATCGCCACTGTTACACCAACTGCTACTTCTTCCAGATTTGGTGGTGTCAAAGAATCTATGCCTCAGGGAGTCGGTGCTCAAACTTCTGAAACTCTCTGGGGACACAAGAGTCATCCAGTTTATTCTTATGCAGATAACAACTATTCTGCTGGCAAACTAAGCACCGCTGACCCATCTGTACACTTTAGTGGAGCTGACTTACCACTTGCTGAAAAAGGGGAGTATTTATTTACAGGTAGTGCTAATGAAGCAGCTGTTAAAGGAAATCGCCCTACGTGGGGAGTAGAAGACTCAACGCAAAACATAATGTTTGGCCGTGAAAGTAGACGTGTAGGAGGATTGACAACTGCTGCT